TACATCTTGTAGATTCCAATTTTTTATTTTCGGTTCAATTTTAAAACAAAATCCTCTTTTAATGGTTTCGCTGCCTGTGTTTGTAAAACTTAAAATATTTCTTTCACCGTCTCTGCTTGCGGTCGATTCAAAATCCGTTCTTATACCGCAATTTAAAACTGTATCGGTTACATCTAAAAATTTTCCTATGCTTTCTTTTTGTGTCCATACTCCAAATTCGTTAAAATAAACAGAATTTGTTATTCTTCTTATTCCCTGTGGCAATAATGTAACAATACCATTTGTTGTTGCTCCGGTATTATCCCAATTACTATTTTTTTTATAACTTCTTTCAATTTGTGTTCCGGTTGCTACAGATATATTTTTTGTTTTATCTTGTATTTGTTCGTCTATCAATACGGCAGTATTTCCGTTAAGCTGTGCCACTCCGTCAAGACTTAAATAAGTTAAATTTCCGTTAAACAGTCTTATTGTCTCATGAGCTACAGCTCCGTAAGTCGTGTCTACTTTATTGCTCGACCACTGATCTATATCGCCGTTTGTTAAATATCTATATACATGATGTTGTTTAAATATGTATATATAAGCTCCGCCAAAGGAAGCACCGCCTGTAATTTTTTCGCCGTCATCTTTTCCTACTGTATCATAATTTAAACCATAAACAGGTGTCCACCTTACAGGATCATACGGCTGGCTCCAATATACTCCGTTATCATCTTCAATACTTCCAAGCCCGAACAATCTTTCTTGATGTATAAATCCTATTTTTAATCCTTGTGGAACATTGTTGTCAACACAATCTGAATTTGCTGTTCTTGTATAAGTTACATTGTTGCTATCTGTTAAAGTGTCTCCGCTTACACTTGATACGGTATATGTTATTTTTGTTCTGTAAAGATCGCTAAAAATAGCGTCTCCGTTTGTCGGCGTGCTGCTTAATGTATAATAAACATTTCCGTCATTATTGCTTATCCATGCGTAAAAACTGTCTCTGTTTATATACGTTGCTTTATTTCTATAAATTACAAGTATACAAGCGTCATTAAAATCTTCATTTTCAATTACCGGATATTTTCCTGTAAACACAAATAGACGGTCATTATACTGAGCAAATCTTACTCTTACGTTTTCATCTATTAAAACATCTTCATCAACGCCGTTATTGCTTATTTTGATTTTATTAAAATCATCTCTGTTTAGCGGACTATACCACAAATATCCGCCGCAAGCTACAATCAATAAACTGCCGTCTATTTTACTGTTATATATTGCACAACCCATACAACTTGCATTATCAAGTAAAACGTTATTTACTTTTATTTTTCCTTTAATACTTTTAGGTAAATAATTGTCGCTTAAATCTATATTGCAACAATCACTAAAAGCATTATCGCTTATTTTGTCGGCAGGCAATCTTGATATTAACCCTTTTGAAAAATTATCAATTGCTTTTATTTCCATTTTTTAACCTCTCGGTCTTGCAATAGTAAATTCGGTTACTTCATCAATCTTAAACTTTAAATCTTTAATATCTTTTAATCCTTGAATATACAAATTATTATATCTGTCGCTAAGTTGTATATTACCGTCTTCAAGCATACATCTGTAAATTACTCCGTCGATAATAGTTTGAGAAGCACTTTGTAACTGTTCCGTATTGTTAAACGGTTTATCTGTAGAATTAACCATATCATCGGCAACGCCTATATAATGTAAAGTTATATCACTTGCGTTTGTCGGTTTTGGCACCAAATTTATAACATTAAATTCCTGATAATATGTTTCCGGTTCTCCTGTTGCTTCTCTCCATATTCTTGAATTAAACAAACATTTATCATCAAGTTGTTGTGCTGTAGTTCCTATAATTCTTTTGTTTTCATAAACAACCGCAACCACTTTTAAACAGTCTGCCGGAATAGGATAATTTTCTGCTACTGCATTAAAATTTACCGTAGCCGTTTTAAGCAACACTTCAGTTTTTCTGCAAATATCGGCTTGTATTAAATTAACTCTTCTTATAAGTTCGCTATCTGTCCAATGTCCGCCTGTATCAGGTTCTTTTAAACTCCTTTTAATTTCTGCTAAAATTTCGCTCAATTGCATATTTTATCTCCTTACTGTAAACTTACCGGAGCTTCAACTACACCCGGCACCTGTGCGGCTTGTTGTTCTGTCATACCTTTAGGAGCAAATGTCGGTTGTTCCTGTGCTGGTAACCCTGCTTCTTGTTTTGCAGCGTTACCCATCAACTGTTTTAATAATTCATGTTGCAACATCTGCTGTTGTTGCTGTTGTTGTAACTGCAAATATCTTACATGCTCTTCAATATGTTTTTTACGTATCGGCTCATAAGCAGGATTAAGCTCAGCTGCTTCATGGACCTGAATGTGCATTAAATGGTTTTCTTGTTGTTTAGCAAACGGAGTTTCTCCTTGCTCCATCAAAATGTTTTCGTCTTGCGGACTTATAAGTTGACTGTCAACTTCTTTTGAAATAATCGAAAGATCTCCGTCATTCAATACTTCTGCAATTTTTTTGGCAAGCTCTGCAATATTCCATATTCCGCCCGGACTTTTAATTGCAATATTGTAAAGGTTTAATAACTGTTGTCCTTTAACAACTTTATTTTCTGTCTCGCTTACCGACAACGGTATAAAATCAAAATCAGCAAGCAATACATCACTTAAATCATAATTTTTGTCAATCTTAATATTCATATCGGCAACATAAGCGGTAAACGCTTCTTCGCCTATAATCTTTTTTACATCGTTTGAGCTCATAAACTGTAAATTGTAGCCGTAAGCTTTTCTTAAATATGCTTTTATAACTTCATCTTCAAACGTTCTTAATTTTGTAAATATCTCTCTTTGTGAAGAGTTATTTATTGCACTTGCTTCTGTTGCTGTTGTATCATATCTTGCAGGCAACCCTTGCAAATTTGCAGAAGCTCCGGTAACTGTCATAATATCGTTTTTGGTAAGCTGTATTCCTCGTAAAGCACTTTCGCTAACATTAGGCGGTCTCACAAAGGTTATACCGTTTACGCCGTTTTGGCTTGTAATAATACCTCTTGGTCTTGACTTTAATTGTGAGTTTGGTATTCCTGCTTGAGCGTCAACCACCATCATACAATCAAGGATCAATGTTAAATCATCCATAAACTGATTCATAAAATCGTTTAATGCAAGTTGACTTTCTTTTGCAAGTTCCGGCACACCTATACCAATACTTTCGGCTTGCTCAATATCTTCCCATTTGAATAATACATAAGGTTTTTCCTGAATATCATACGGATTAAGTTCGCACCTTATAACTTCTTTTCTATCTATCACGGTAATAATACATTCTTCTTCAATACCGTCATCGTCAATATCAAAATTACACCAACATTCAAGCAGTTCGTGTCTGTCTTTTTCTACTCTCATTGTATCGCCTGTTCCCACAATTTCGGCAGTATGAGCATAATTTTCGGTAACATCCGGTTCAACAACGCCTGTCTGATGAGTTTGTAAATATTGTTCTATACCAAAATAGCTGTCGTTACTTTTAGCCATAATTCTTAAATCGCTTTCGTTTACGTTCGGTATCTTTTCAATAATAGCTTCCTGTTCTTCCCATTTTTTATAAAAATCCCAAAACACATTTTCAAGTTTAAGCGTATTAAAATCGATATTATCATAAATAGGAACGCTCTCTTTCTGCACGTTCGGCATAAAAAATTCACCTGTTCCTACACGTTTTAACACATCCATAATACTTTTTCTTTTTTGCAATTTTTTTAATACGTATTTATTTTTCTGCACCCAGCTCACTTTAGCTATGGCAGTTCCTTTAATAATTGCACCTTCTAAAAAGCGTCTTACTTTTGTTCTGAAATTTATTTTCTGTTGCTGTAAATTCAATATTTTTGTATTTATTTCGGCTTTTCTTTCGTCATTAGGTCCGCCTACACCTTGCAACTTGAAATTCGGCTTTTTAGCAAACAAACATTCATCACAAAAATTAAGCAACGTTCTTACCGCCTTACGTGTTTCCGGCACAAACAAGTTTGCTACACCTGCTGTATAAGTTTTTTTGCTTGCTTTGTTGTTGTATAGCTTATCGTAATCGATCCATTTTTGTTCTGTTTCTGCTCTTTCGGAATATTTTGCAAATGTAGTTAAAACGAACTTTAAAGCTTTTTCATGCAATTTTTGTTTATTCATGTTTTTTTCTCCTTACTGTCCTAAGCCGTAACCGGTAACACTACCCGAATTATAAATATAATTATCCTGCTCGATAGATCTAAACGCTTTACCGTTTTTATATTTAATTTTTAATACTAAGGCATACCTTAAAGCGTCAGGTAAATCGTCATAAACTTTTTTCGGTCTTTCTTTAATTGCTGTTTGTCTGTTCGGTTCACTCCATACATATTTACCCATACAGCTTATAAGCTGCTTACATTTATCTCCGAAAAAATACATATTCGGTTCACCGTTGGCATTTATATGTAAATATTCGCTTACCGCATTTTTACCTACAACAAAATTCTTTGTGGAAGATCTAAACACAAGGTTCCATTTAAGGCGTAACCCTTCGGCTCCAAACTCTCTCTGTGCGTTTCTTCCTGATATTCTGTCCGGAGTTGCCGAAATCGAATCAATAAATCTATATTCGGCAGGTCCGCCTGTCTCCTGCTCTTTTGCTACAATTTTTTCTGCAATTTCTTTTACTGTTCCGCCTGTAACAAGCTCATCGTAAACAAACGCTCTATCTTTTTCATCAATTGCAACCCACACAACTACACAATCTTTTTGGCTATGATAATCCATCGCGCATATTCTTACCCAATTTTCCGGTATATCAAAACTCTTCATAATATGTTTGGAGCAAAACTCTTTATATACGAGTCCGGACAAATGTTTAAATTTTCCATAAACCCTTGCTTCTCTTTCTTCTTCGGGAATTTGTGAAATAAAAAATTCTCTTGCTTCGTCTGTTAAATAAATATTGTCAAAAAGTGAAAATTCAAACACGTCGGTATCTTTATCACCGTGTAACCCTTTTAAATAAATCTCGTCATATATCCAAGGTTCATTTAAAGGAGTTGCAGTAATCCATACTTTTCCGTTAAATCTCATCAATCCCCTGATAGTAGCAGTATATTTGTCTTGTGGCGGCGGCTCATCAAAATGACATCCGTGTCCTGTCCATCCTTCGTATAAATCGGTTTCCTGCTCATAACTCATTAACTCGATTGTAGAGCCGTTTTTAAAATATATTTTCTTCCATTGTCCGCCTGAATACTTTGCAGGTCTGCCCTTTAAAGTTTCAGGCGGTATTAACTTTTGATATTTACTTACAATAACTTCCTGTATACCTTTATCCAAATCGTTCGCACATACTCTTAATTTGTATGGCGGTCTGCACTTCATTTTTTCAATTGTATTATCAAGTCCTAATGCAATTCTTATATCTTCAGCACAACCGCACTCGGTTTTACCTGTTTGGTTACCACCTAAAGCAAGTCTTATCTTTTTAAAACTGTTATGAAATTTCTGCTGATACGGTTGCGGACGGTAATAACATATTCCGTAATTCTTTTCTCTGTCTTCCAACTCGTATTTATAATTAAGTAACGCATTTAATTTATCCATACTCAAACAATTCAAATCGATATTGTTTGCTTTTATAAACTCGTCAAATCTGATAGCTTCGATATTTTCGAACATTAAGCCCCTATTTTTGGTATACTTGTTGAAAAAGTTACTGCTTCAACTTCTTCAAGTGTTTTAGCTGCTTCTAAACTGTTTATTGCTACTCTCCAATTTTCTCTTGCCTGTGCAAGCGTTGCATACTGCTGTTGACTTATTACACCTTCTCCATACTTAATTGCTTCATAATCTGTTTTGGCAAGCAGCTGTTGTAACATAACAATTTTTTCCGCTTTCTTTTGGTTTACTTCTGCGGCAATATATTTGTTCCAATACCAATCAAACTGAGATACAATTTGTTCTTTTGTAACCTCTTTAATAGCAAAACTTATAACATCGGCTTCATATATTTTTTGCCCGCTTTCATCTTTGGTTTCTTTTACGTTGTTATACATTGTTACATAATCCCAGCCACCTGTTTTAACAACGCTTACATTACCTTGTGGTAAATCTGTTATTTTTGTTTTCATCTACACAACCCCCTTAATTGTTCTATGTTTATTAAATTGTAAATTTTGCAACCTAAATTAAAACTGTCAAACCATTTTAAATTACCAAGTCTACAACTAAGCCTTACAGCCCAATATTTACATGGTTTTTTAATATAGTTTTTCAAGGTTCTGTATAATCCGTATAAGTTTCTTTTTCTAAGTAATACATAACCATAGAAAAATCTATAACCAAGCATATCAATACCACGCACGGCAACCCGAAATATTTGCCAATTTCCTTTAAGCGTCAATCCAATTTTTGCAAGTATGGTAATAATTAAATCTACCAATCTGCGTAATTTTCTTTTATTTCCGCTTAAACTGATAAAATCGTCAACGTATCTTAAATAATAATTTATTCCATCGGCTTGTCTTATTGCAGTGTCCATATCAAGCAACAAAAGATTTTCAAACCATGCACTTGTATAATTTCCAAGCGGTAACCCGCCCATAGGTCCTAAACTGTAAGCTACTGTTGTAAGTAGTCTTAAATATTTTTTATCTTTTATAAATTGTTTAAAACTCTTAATAACATACTGCGGTCTTATATTTTCGTAACACTTTTTTATGTCGCATTTTAAGCACCATTTCGTTCCTTTTTTATCCGTATTAAGCCATTTTGTTATTGCCTTATAGCCGTAATGAATACCACGTCCGGGAATAGAAGCAATAGCGTAAGGATCCAACCTTTTCAATAATCTGTCATAAATCAAATCAATTAACAGATGATGAATACATTGGTCCGGATAAAATACAGGTTTATGCAACAATCTTTTCTTTTTTGACGGCTGATCTACTGTGTTACAAATAGTATAAGGAGACGGTTTATAACTTTCATTTAAAACCGTTTCTTTTAGTTTTTGAGCATACTTTTCTATATTGCTAAGCACTTCTATTACCGGCTTTCTTTTTTTCTTGTGTTTAGCCGCTTTAAGAATGATTGCTTTACAATATTCGTTTGTAATTTTTTCTTCAGTAATTAAAAATCCTATTCTTTTCATAGTGTTTTTTATCTTATTAGAGTGTTCGAATTATTTGCATTTTTAAAAACTACAAGCAACCTACTAACCCTATCCCTTGTTGCACTATTTTTGGCAAGTGCCACGGATTACATAAACAATCAAAACTGCTTTTTAAATTTAAGATATTAAACGCAACGCCCGCCATTATTCTGGTTAGTATTAGAAACGGTGTTGTTCAAATTCAAGTAGAACCCGCCCGCATTCGCCCCGTTGTTGCAGGTGCCGCCTATTTTATGTAACCCTTCTTTTTTTACTTCTATTTAAAGAACAAACTGCTTTTATTTTTTTATCTTTAAGGGAAAAGGTTTTTTCCCTTAACAACCCTTTTCTACGGTCTTTCCGCTACGCTTCAAGCCCTAAGGGATAAAAACGCAACGCCCGCCATAAGACTGGTTAGCAGTAGAAACGGTGCCGTTCAAAGCCAAGCAGAACCCGCCCGCATACGCCCCGAGGTTGCAGGTGCCGCCTGAAAACGCTCGATATACGGTATTGTTGGCGTGAGCATAATATTGATTATCGTTCGTTTTTCCGTTGCTGCTACCGTTCTTAAACAAGAACATATCTTTACCTAAAAGTCTTGTAGCTTCGAATCTTCCGTTTGTTATCGTTCCGCCTGCATTTGTCGTTACCTCTATCCAATTGGCTTCTATAGACGATTTTGTATAGCTTACGGTTCCGTCAGGATCAGGATTAAAATAAATATGTTCGGTTGTTCCGTCTCCTATTCCTGCTAAGCTGCCGACCATCTGTCCGGCATTACCGATAAAATTATCAAGCCCAAAAGTTTTGTTAGGCATTTTACTTGCGTTATAATCACCGTTACCGGTATTTTCTCCGTCAAGTCCAAGCACGTTATCACTACCGCCGGTAAGTTCCATACCTAAACACAATACAGTAGTATTTGCTGTTGTGCTTACGGTTCCCTCGATATAAACCTTTTTACAAGCTGTATCTGTTCCGCTTATACTTACAGTAACATCTTCAACCGATATAATCCTATACCAAGTTGTCGCACTTGCTGTTCCTACGCCTATGCACTGTTTATTTACAGGCACTGTATTTATTTGACTACTTGCGTTCCAATGTGTAGCCGTAAGTATTACATAATCGACGTTTGTTTCGTCCGTTACTGCTTTTGCGTCGCCTTTATATCCGGTAGTGTTGCCGTTACCTAAAGTAGCTTGCCAATCTAAATTGGCGTATTTAACAAGCCCTAAATACTGAATACTTGTTTGTTCTTTTATACCGAATAAACGTAATCCTTTTTTTCTCGGTAACGCTTCAAATTGTGCAATAGTTCTGCTGCATATAGGTGGTCTGCCTGTTGTGATTGTAAACGGAGTATTGTTTGTGGTCTGCATATCTTCACCGTTCCAATAATAATTGGTTCCGTTAAAGTTATACACACTATCAAAATCAGGTTCTACACCTTCATCCGTAGTATTATCACTTGTAGCCGTATAAATTAAACCGTTATAATACCACTTATCACCTTCGGTATAAGTTGCAGGTTGCTCTTCAAAAGCCACTAATTTAATTCTAAACGGCTCACCTATAGAATATTTTGATACTCCAATCCATTCATGTAACACGCCGTTTCTGTCGTGCATAGGTGATACTTTGTAACCGTCTTTAGCTTCTGCCGACAATATTACCATTGTATTACCGTCATCATCGATTTCAAGCTTATACCAAAAGATATGAAACATTCTAAAACTGTAAAAACCGGGCAACCCGAAATGTGTCTCGTATTCATAGGTTCCTTCAACAGCAAACTGTTCGGCTTTACCTGTTTCGGCGTTATAGGTAACCAAAATATCATATCCTTCAAAAATTTCATGACCTTTAAAATCGTCGGTGCCTGCTGCAACATCTGTGCTTTTGGAAAAATTTAAGCTCGCCGCTCCCAAAATTCTTGTTCCTGCAGAGCTTGAAAGATTAAAACTTACTCCAAGTTCTTCATGACTTTTAACCGAATGGTTATACACGAACGCCGTTGTTGCTACTTTGTCGGATATATCGTCGTTATGTTGTGTAATTGCCTCTGTTATACCTTCAAATCGCTTATTGCCCGTTATTACCTCGGTTCCTGTTATATGCACAATATTATCTTCAGGTTTTGTTTGTAACGACGAACCATCCCAATAGTAATATACTCCGTCATACAAATAAGCTGTATTGTAGCTCGGATCTACTCCGCTGTCTTTTGTTGTTGTTGTAAGTGCGGTATAAATTTTTCCGTCATAAAACCATTTGCTACCTCTTACATAGGGCGTTGACGGCTGGCTTCCTATAGCAATTAAAGTTACAACTCCTGCACGTCCACCACCGCCGCTTGCTCCTACGGCTGCCCTTCCTGTATTAAATACTCCATCTGAATAACCCATTGTATCACCTCTCTAAAAAGCTTTAAGCTCATGATGAGCTTCAGGCTCAAAATCGCCAAGTAAGTTTTATGAATTTTCCGTCTATAAATTCATTGCTTATCGGCATATATAACCTGCTTGTAAATTCTATTTTCGGTATGTAAGGCGAATTTTTAACTTTATAATAAGCAATTCCTACCTTACCTATTTTCCATAACTTTTTAATTCACTTGTTTTCATCTTTACCGATATACTCTTCAATCATTTCTTTTGCGTTTGCAAACTGAGCGTTATCGGCAATTTCTTTAATTAAAGTTTTTGCTTTTTCGAATGTAGAACTATCGGGCGTCTCTCCCTGTTCTTTCGTATAAGCTCTATTAAATTCAGCCAAAACATTAGCTGTAAATTTCAACCAATTTATTTGTGTTTCTTCAGGTTTAGGAATAACCTGTAACGCCAACTTTACGGCTTTAATTACATAGTTATCCACTATTTCATCATCTTTTTTTGTTTCCGTCTGTCTTATGATCCAAAGCACAACTCTAAACAAAATGTAAACTAAAATTATCCATCCACCGTTTACAAATAAACTTTTTAAAAATTCCATACTTTTTTGTCTCCGTTTTTTTTTATTTTTTATTACAACTCGTTTTCCAAATCTTTTAACTCTTTCAAACTTTTTACCTGCTCGATTTTACTTAAATCGCTTTTTAAAACTTTTATACTGTCAAACTCTACCGTCATCGTGTATCTGTCTCCGTTTGTTTCCTGATAATGCGATACGCTTTTAACTCTGCCATACCCTTTTACTACCACCTTTTCGTTAACTTTAAATTCAGGTATGTTATTTACATCGTTACTGTCTAAATAAATTGACTGTTTTGGTTTTTGTATATCTTCTACTTTGTTTTTAGCCATTTTTATCCTCTTTAAATTTGAAAAAGAGCAAGGGAAAAAATCCCTTGCTCTTTATATACTTAGGCAGTTGCACCGCAAAGGATATTAACACCGAACACGCCGTTCAATGTCTTTGCCACAAAAGGCACTTTATACCCTACGGTTCCTGTCATTTCCAAAGGTTGTGCTAAATCTTGCGGATTTTTAACAATGATTTTCTTTTTAACTCCGTCAAGATCAACAACGCCGAACGCTTCTCTTCCCAAAAGAGTTATTACATGCACAGCACCTGTTTCGCTTGCTACGCCTGCAACGCTTTCTCTATACACTTCGGTTGCCGAAACAAATCTTATTCCATACCATTCGCCGATTTCGCCTTCGTATATATCTTTTTTATCTTGATACTTCTTTACGTCTTTCCATTCGGAATCATTCATAAAGTCGTATTCTGTATCAGGATCAACGATACATACATATTTTCCATCTTCAAACGGCATAGCTTTTGCTCTCTTAAGATCTCTTCTTGCAAGTTTAATTGCAGCAGAAGAAAGAACGTCGGTCGCAGCAATACCGGTTCCTACAACAACTCTGAAAGCTGCTCCCGAAGGCACAGCTACAGGCAAAGCGTCAACAGTTAAAGTATCTGTTGCAGCGTCAAAATCGGTAACTTTTGTAGTAATACCGTAATTTGGTTTTGTAGGATCAGTAAACGTTATATATCCGCCGTTCCAATGATCGTTGTTTTGTGTTAATCCGGAACATGTTACAGCTGTTTTTGTTCCTGCTGCACTTGTTACACCGTCATACTGATATGTAGAATCGGCGTCTGCTCTTCTTCTGATAAAACCTGTTCCGATACAATCGTTAATTAACGAATTGACTGTTTCACCGCAAGCATTTGCAACAATATCAACTTTCTCTTTTACACCTTTATCAAGTGCGGTAAGAGAAGCTATTTCGGATATTTCTACAACATCACCATACCAATCGATGGTTGCTGAAATTTCCTGTTGTTGTAATGCTTTATTTGTTACTCCGCCGGTTGCAGATTCTGTTAAAGGAGTTTTGTTTTTAGGTAAAGGTTGGTAACGAGTAAAATAAATCGTTTTACCTTTTCCTTGTTCCAATGTTCTTTTTTGTGCAAATTGCTCGGCTACCATTAAAGGTTTTGCCATAAGCAACAATCTTTTGTCATAATAAGCCTGCACAAAAGGGCTTAAGTTGGATGTAGTTGTAACTGACATGATAAAAACCTCCGTTTTTTCAAATTTTTTGCAAATCTTAAACTTTTGCTTCTTTACTTCCTTACTTCTTTGCTCAATTTAAGATTGTTCTGAAAAAATCAGAGGTCTTTTATTTTTGAGTTTTTATTTTTATTTTTTTATTTAACCTTAAAGATTATCTGCTTTCGCAAGGTCTTTGTGTTAAATAAAAAAGAAAAAATATCTGTTTTATTTCATCTTGTTTTCAAGTTCCTTCAATTCTTTTAAATTTTTAACATTGTTAATTTTTTTAATCATATCGTCATCGTTCGTAGTCGTTTTAGTAGGTGCGGCTGAAGCAGCAGCTTGTTTTTGTTTATTCTTTTTTTCCTGCTCTGCTGCAAGTATTCTTTCTTCTCTTGCTCTGCGTGCTTCGGCAATATCTCTTATAACATATAACGACGTTATTTCCGGATGTTCGACTGTTATCTTTTTAAATTCTTTAGCAAGACTTTCTTTTTCTTCTTTGCTCATACCTTCGGTTATATCATCCCATTCGGCTTGAGCTTGCTTTTCAAGTTCTTTTCTTTGTTCTTCTATTTTTTCTTGCTTGCTTTTATCATTATTTTTAGGTTCTGTTTTGCCTGTAAATTTTTCTATAACATTTTCTATAGCTTTAATAGGATCATTCATAAATTCTTCGTTAAATTTATCAATCATCTCTTGTTTTTCTTCTTTGGTCGGCTCATTCTGTTTTTCTTTTACATTTTTAACATCCTGCTCCAACTGTTCAAGTCTTTGTTTTAACTTATCGTTTTCGGTTTTAATATTGTTGCGTTCGGCAAGTGCAGACGATTTACTTTTCTCGGCTTGTCTGCCCCATTCAACAACATCTTCAACATATTTAAACTTATCCGGAATATTGTATTTTTTCCTTAACTCATCAGTTACAGGCGTTTTTTGTTTTTTATTTACTTTATCATTTCCGGTATCATTATCATCATTATCATTATTATCTGCGTTGTTATCTTTATTATGTTCATCACTGTTATCATCGCCATCATCGTTATTGTTATCTGTATCATTGTTTTCATCGTTGTTTTCTGTGTTATTATTTTGGTTATCATCGTTGTTGTTGTCATTATTATTGTTGTTATCGTTGTTTTTATCATCAACTTTTTCATCTTTTATTTGTGTTTCCATTTGTTCTAATTCTTCAATACTTTTTACACTGTTAATTTTATTTTCCAAATCAGCCATTTTGTTCTGTCTCCTTTTCTGTTATATTTTTATACTCTTTAATAGTAGACAGCTCTACTATCAACTTTTTTATTGTTTTTGCTTTACTGTGTTCGGCAAAAATTTGTTCCGGTTTATCAGTGTTTAACATTTCGTTTAAAGATTGTTCTTTTTTTTCTTCTAAAAAAGAAAATAAAATATCACCTTCCGGTTTATTTAACATCTCGCATAACAAAACTCTTTGTTCGTCAGTCATGTCTATGCTCCTGTTGTTTTATATCAGCAGACAACTGTTTAATCGCAACTGTCAATTCTTCGATATTTTTCCAACTGTTATTAACTAATTCCTGTTGTTTTGTAATAAAATTCATAAGCTCGGTTTTTTCGTTTTTTGCGTCTTGTCTAATGGAATCAATATAATTCATACCCCATTTTGCAACTATTACAACAAGCATTGCAAAAATACCAACAACACCAAAATCTTTTAATAATGTTGTAAAATCCATTTTTATTTAACCCCAAAACTCAATTAACACCGAACATTCTGCTTCGGCTTTTATTCTAAATGTTCTATCGGTTCCGTCTTGCAAAATCCTTGTTTCCAAAACGCCTGCTGCCGCAAATCCACCGGCAACCAAATTATTATCGCCCGGCGTTCCCGGATCAGCATTTACATTAAAAAAAACATTTTCCGTTAGACTAAAAACTTTCACACCTTTTGCGTCATTTGGTATTTTTATACTTCTTACCGTAGAGCTTGCTGCAAGATATCCAAAACTACATTTGGCGTTACTTAAATCTTTTATCATGTTTTTTACTCCTTAATATAAAAATTAATTTTCCCAATTCGTAGGAGCAAAACATACGGTGCATTCTTTTTTATTTTCAACAAGTTCCGCTCCGCACCTTGCACATTTTTTTGTTTCTTTTGTCGGTTTTTCTGTTGTTTCTGTTGTTTTTTCTGTGTTTTCTGTATCTTTTGTCGCTTCTTCTGTCGGTTTTTCTGTTGTTTCTGTTGTTTTTTCTGTGTTTTCTGTATCTTTTGTCGCTTCTTCTGTCGGTTTTTCTTGTTTTAAATCTTTTTCTTTTTTAGTCATAGTTTTGTTCTCCTTTTAAAAAAAATTAAATTATTTCAATATGTGGAATATCTGAAAAATTTTCGTCTTTTGTTTCGCCGTTTCTATTCCAATCTCCGCCCCATCTGAAATCAGATGTTATAAGTCCTAAACTTTTAAATCTTTCAGCTACTCCTAACCAATATCCGGCTAAATATGCAAACCTTTCTCTATTCTTCCAATCTATAGGATAAGGAGCAATATCAATAGCTTGCGAAGGAACAAGTAAATGTTTGGAGTTCATCGTTTTGCTTTTACCTTCTTTAACATATTGTGCCTGCTGCTCTTTTGTTCTTATTGTAGATTCTAAAACAGTAAAATCTATTTTTTCTATAACAGCCATAGCAACAACTTGTATATCTCTATGGCATTGTCTGAGCAACGAAAAACTTTTTTCTCCAAACTTTGGCATTTTAATACCTCTATTTCATTCCTAAATAATCTATAACCGCTTTTGCTTCATCATCTATACTTAAAGGTCTTGTAAGAATTTTTCTTTGTAAAGCTGTTTTTGCTTTAGCTATATATTGTTTTTTAGTCTCTCCGTTATCTCTATACTTACAACCTTTACAATCGGCTTTACTGTCAAGCCAAATTTTGTCATGGTTACAAAAATAATCACCTTCAAAAGTGTCAAACTGTCTAAAAATACAATCGTTTTCTTTTACTTCAATAATTGCGTATCTTTTCTCTTTAGCCATGTTTCACCTCTTGTAAAACATAATACTTGTTACAGTTTCGGCATTTAAAAGTATATCCGTCAATTATTCTATCGATATAAATTTCTTTATGACAATCATCACATCTAAAAAAACGATCGTTTACATTTGTTTTTTCATCAAACTTTACAATAGTGCATTTTTCTTTTACAAAAACTTCTTTTGTTGTTACATCGTCATTCAGTTTATCTTCGTGTTTTCCGCAACAACATAATCCTTCTTTGCCTTTTTCTGTCGCATTATCTGTAATATCTTGAGAAAAACAAGCTTCAAGTAAAATTAAATAATTAACAGTATCGCCTATTTTTTCATCAAGTATATTTTGACTTGGCAAAATACCATGTTTTTCGTATTTTTCAACCATATCAACAACACTTACTAAGTGTTTGTTTAACATACCAAGTAAAGCGTATTCTTTTGTATTACATCTAAAAAAACTTTTTGCTTCGTTAAAATTATGCAACCTGTCGTTTTTACTTGCGTATTCTTTAGCTTTGTTGCCTAAAACTTTATTTATTTTTTCTATACGGCTTTTTAATACTTTTTCAAAATCTTCATTTGTCATGCTTTTGTCTCCTTAAATTCAAATCCTAATAATTTACAAATATTTTCTGCTGTTTCTTTTTTTACTTTTTCAAAATCACAAACTACAACAAACCTACCTTTTTCATATCTGTAAATTCCGCTCATGTTAAAATAAATATTTTTCTTAAACAAAAACTGAGCGTTTATTTTTTTAATATAACATTCTCTATATCCGTTATCTTTGGCAACTTCTGCAATTTTTACAAACGTCTTAAAATTCATACTTTTTGCGTCTCCTTAATTATTCCTTTTTCTGCTATCTCTGCCGTTTCGGCTCCGGCAGAAAAAGTTAAAACCCCGGAGCCATGCTGT